GGGTTTTCTGCGGGTGCGCGCATGACAAGTAGCACCCCGTGTGGACCTGATCCACGTAAAGCTGTGGTACTATGTGACCCCTTTTGAGGGGACCGGAGTACCGTCAGTGTCCTCATTTCGAGATGAGAACACTCGCAGGTGTGAGCTACAATCAGCGTCACCTTCTTTTGGTCATGATTGCCAGAAGTTCAAGTGACGTGTGTAAACCTCACGTTCGCCCTGAAGTCAGATCCCTGGGGTGGTTCCCATACTGGCGTTTTTAGATCAAGGTTCATTCCTCGAGTTAACGATTGACTCTACGTTCACTCTAAAAATTTGCGTCCCGAAGAACAACACCAAAAGAAAGTCCACCACGACTAAACGAAAAACTGGTAAGAGCAAAGCGAAACCTCGCCGCGCTCAACAAGCTCTGACTGCGCCCGTTGCCATGGGTCGGCGGTCAGCGCTTAGTAATCCACGCTACGCGCCGATGCCGAATGGATCCATCTGCATCACTCATCGAGTGCTGCTGTGGCGCTATTCCACCACTGGTGACGGAAAGTCTCAGAACATTTCTTGGGCTGTCAACCCTGGCCTTGACCACTTTCGTTGGTTAAGCAAGATGGCACCCTTGTTCGAGACTTATCGTATCCGCAAACTTGAGTTGCGATACGAGACTGCTGTCACCACTGGCATCTCTGGAAAGTTCTATATGTACTTTGACTCAGATGCCAAGGACGAACCTGCCGGTTCCATAGAAGACTTCTCCCAGCAGATGGGGTGTCGTTCTACCGTCCTGTGGGATCGGGGGATGCGGTACAATGTACCCTTGTCTCTCATGCATCGTAGCACTGGTCAAAAGCTATTTGTCAGGTCGAATGCGGACGTCCCCACAGGAGATATCACTCTCTATGATGCGGGAACTATCAACACCCTCATCAACCCGACCCTTTTGTCCAACCCTACCCTTGCCGACGTACCTATCGGTGAGCTCTGGGCGGATTACACAATCGAGCTTCATACTCCGAACACGAACAAGCCGAAGGCTGTCTCCACGCAGTCTTCCGCCCTCACGGTGTATGAACTCTCTGATGACTACTCCTCTGACTTAGGTATCTCCGGCTCCGCCAATCCTTACGCCGAACCTGGTAACAACGTACCGAAGGTCGATGTTAACGGTTTCGGGAACATGAGCACCAATGGTGTCATGGTTCCCAAATCCGGTAAGTATCGTCTCGTTGCTACTCTCGATTCTGGTGGTGGCCCCGGAGGTAGCTCGTCAGCGTATGAGGTCGAATGTGAACACAATGTTGTCGTTCGTCCTGATGCGTCTTCCCCTGGTGGGATTGTTACTCAATCCAAGAGTAATTCCACTGGTGCCGGCAATGATCAAAACATGGCCGAGACCAATGGTAACTGGATTCTCAATCTTCTCCAGGGTGAGTACGTGCAGCCGCTGCAGTACTGGGGTGGTCTCGTCGGTGATGCTCTTCTTCGTGAAGGGTCATCATGGGCGTTGGAATTCATCGAGTCCCTTGCACTCGGTGAAGTCCAGGCTACGCGCACTGAACGCAAGTCTCTCCTCTCCGTCGAGGAGTACTTGCGTAGGAAGAAGTCCCCAAAAACTTCCTCCTCCGTGTCCTCGACGCCTTCTTCGAAGGCATCACCTCTTGGTGACATCGAGGACATTGCTTCTGATGTGCGCGTAGACAAAGAAGGTCGATCTTACGTTGTAATTCGCCCCGGGACGTTAACCCGTTCCGAGGTGCGTTCGTATTTGTAACGCCTTCTTTTGTCCTTAGCATGACTATAAACTGCTACTTCTCGTCCTGAGCACGACTTAAAACTGCTCACCAAACATTCGGGGTGGTTGTCACACTCCGTCTTAAGCTCATGGACATGAGTTAAAATCGTCCACCAGTTGCTCGAACCTTGCCGCGTTAGAATCACTTCGTCCCAGAAGCGCCAATACTAGATGGATACAGCCTTAACCGGTGCACAATGTCCTGTGTAAAGCTTCCCACGCGATGTGAGCGTCATGCACCGAAGCGTAGCTTGGTCAACTGGAATACGCATAAGACCTCAAGAGAGGGGGGTCCCACATATTTTAATAACCTCTCACAGACCACGTCCCAGGGGGGGCGTCCATAAACACCCCCTACACTTTACTAGCATCTATTTATTGGGGTGTGAACTTTCTGGTTTGAGTTCGCATCTACTCGGTCATCTATAGCCAAAATACACCAGCGCATTGCATCATCCAAGCACTCCTCATCAGCCGTAATCGGTTCCCACGCCCTTGATGCTCTCAAAATGCTCAGAGCACAGTCTCTTTAAACCTTGATCAAAGCTAGCGCTTGCGTGTCGGCTCGTGTGTGGTCATGACCACTTCTCGCAAATAGCCACACACCCACCCAACCAAATTTACCACGATAGCCGGGCTTTATGGAGAGACCCTTGTAAAGGGGGTCCGACCTTGGTCCACCCAAATCAAACCAAACCAACCCGTCAAAACTGACCAAATAAAAGAGATGTCAAAAAGCGCACATTCTCCTGACGAGAGACCGTGGACTCTTGTCAGAAGAGCACGCAGACGCATAAAGCGTCGACCTAGTCGGCCCCTCAAGGAGGGGGCCGCTAACCCGAGGAGAACCATGCGTCCTTTCACTGGACCCCTTCCTGTTAAGGGGCCCTTCCTTCACGCTCCCGTCGTAGAGGAATCTAAGATCACTGATCCACGTGATCAACTTAGACGTGAGAGGGAACACGCCAAGAGCAAGCGTGAAAAGCATGCAGGCCGCCGGCACAGCGGCAAGCGCCCAGGGCGTTGCAAAGGGGGACAGTCGCAGTCCTCCTTCACAGCCAGTTTGTTCATGAATTCCCCCGGTACACAGGGCGTTCATTTGAAGCTCCAGGATGTTCCTAAAACCGAACTGGCATCCGGTGTCCTACCCTCTGACCCTTTCTGGGTTCAGGAGTTTGACGCCACACTTGGCTACCCTGGGGAGGGACCCACAGAGAGAATGTACCTTCCCTGTGCAAAGGCTTCTGAGTGCCAGCGTTCACACTACCATCGTAAGCGTGGCGGTGCAGCTGGCACCAGCGGCAAGAAAGCCTTTGCCGAGAGACAGAAGAAACGAGGAGTGACCTCCGCACGACTTGAGGAATGTGATGTTCCTGTGGCTGAGTGTAAGCGCATGGCTGATCACTACCACATCAACCGCCCGCCCGGGAGCAAGCGGTTTGACCCAGTCGCTGAAAGTCTCTCCTCACTACCCGAACCCTTCATTCGCCGCGAAGCCACGAAGGCTCAGGGTGATTTCGCACGTCTCGGACGGCCCACTCGTCCTCCCCTACTGACGCACACTTCATTTTCTAACGAAAAGTCCCAGGCACAGCCTGAGGAAGATGAAGTTGCTGATGAACGGGATCACAAGTATGGGCGTCCCCCCCCAGTCGTCCGCAACTTGCCTCCTGCGAGGGAGGGCAAGCACACGGACACACGCACACCATCTGCCCCTCCTGAGGATGAGGAGCCCGACCCCGAAGAGACTCATGTGCACTTCGCCGACGAACTTTACCCCATCGTGAAAGATTGGGAGTGTAGGTATACACTGATGGACGGTAACGTCTGTGGAGAGCTCAACTACTCCATCGATTCTGAACCACCCGTCACTGAGTATTGTCGCGATTGTGGGCATCATCAGCTGGATCGTCCCGAGTTACACACGGACTATTCGCAGTCTCCTCTCGTCGCCGAGGATTTTGCCACTAGGGCAGAACCTGTCGAGCTTGATACAGCCCCTCCCCATCCCGAAGCCGATCCTATCGAGGACCCTGTCGACGAACCGGTCGCCCAGGTCGACCCACCACCACCTCCGCTTGCTCCCCACATTTTGGGTCAACGGGTGGTCTACTACAAGGCTCAGACTGATGATCCTTGGTACTACCTACTCAACCGCGCCCTTTATTCTGTCGTGAAACCCTTCTCAAAAGAGAGCATCGAGACTAAGGTGAACGACGCACGGTACACGGATGTCACACCAGTGAATGGTGAGATGGACGTGGCACTGAAAGGTCGACGTGGGTACGTATCACAGTGGACCCATCCCGTGGAGCATAGTATTCTGGAGCAATGTGGGTACAAGTTCAAAACTGAAGAGACTGTTTCGCTCTCTTTAGTGACCGCCGTGCAGAAGGACAAAATCTACACTGGCATTACTGTTCTTTCCGCCACCGGTGAGATCCTGAACAACATCATCACACGCGTGCGTGGAGCTTGCAACTCCGTGCTGAGCAAGATGACTGGTTACCAGGATCTCCTTCCTAACGTTTTGGTTAACACTGTCACCTATCTAACTCAGTGGCTCTACTTCACTCAGTTGAAGCAGCGCAACGGGGATGTGAGTGGGGTTTTACGGCCGCTTTTTCGGCGGTCGGGTCGTGTCCTGGAATCGAGCAACGCGACCCGTTTCGTTTACCTTTCTCGCAAGCCTCTGAGCCGACGACGTACCAGGATGCAAAACGCTATCGCGCGTCGAAGAAAACTCGCCAATACTATATTGGCGGTCGAATCCGTTTTCCCAGTGGTCCTTCCTTCGATGGGGGCTATCGCACGTTTTTCGGCCCAAGCGTATCTCACAATGGCGTGATTTACGCTCGGACCGACCACAACACAAGCATTTGTGCCACTCGTTCCACTGGCGCCCGTGAGCCCGGCACCAATGGACACCAAGAGCTCATCGATGCTCAAGCCAAGTATTTCGAGGATAATGACCAATTCCTTGAAACTCTGCACAATCACTACTCTGCTTTCCCTATCCACCAAGTCAATATTTATGACCTTGCCCGTGATCGTCACGCTGATCCTCATCCCAAACGCGCGCTGCGTATTGCCGCTTTTGCTGAGATGGAGGCAGACGGCGCTTATACCGAGTCCGTCTGGTTGCGTGACGTCACTGGGAAGATCAAGGCTAATGAGTGGGCTAAGCCGGGTAAAGACCCGAGATTTATTGGTGATCTCGGCGTGATTGCCTCGCTCGAAGGTGCTTGGATCACAGGCATCCTCAAGGATTTACAGACTTACCTTAGATTTATCGATGGTCAACGTCTGCGTATCGTCAAGCAAGCTGACACTGAAGTCATCACCGAAGTTTTCAATGAGGCTATCGACCCCGGAACCAAGTATTATGGTGCATTCTTCTCTGACGACGGCTTAATCACCGTCTTAGATAAGCATGGAGTCCGGCGTTTGTTCCTCACTGACATTTCCAAGTGTGACAAGTCTCATGCCAGCATCTTCAGGTCTCTGATCCGCTCTGCCCCTACTCCTTTGCAAGAGGGTACGGAGAGAGTGGTGAAACAACTGAAGAAGCCTCTTGTCGTTCGATCCTTGGTGGATCGCAGCATCAAAGTGAAACTCTTTTTAACTACTGAGGATCCTTTGCTGCTCTCTGGTTCAACCATCACAACGGTCGTGAACAACCATGCTGCTATCAATATCTATCACCAGATCATCCTCGACGGGGCTGAGACGGCTGAAGCGATTGCCTTAGCAGCCCGGAAGGTAGGGTACATCCTCACTGTGGAGGAGGTCCCTGACGTCTCTAAGTTGCAGTTCTTGAAACATAGTCCTGTCCGAGACGTGCGCGGTGAATTACACGCGGTTCTCAACCTAGGGGTGTTCCTTCGTGCTTCTGGCACGTGTAAGGGAGATCTTCCAGGCAAATCCAGTGATGGACTTGAGAAACGTGCTCGTACTTTTCAGCGGGCTCTCCTGGAAGGCATGTATCCGCGGATTAGTAACCCGTTCCTTGATGCATGCAAGAACGCGACTGGAGTGGACGTGGTGCCCACGTGCTTCAGCAGCATTGTTGCCAAAGAGCTGGCTCACAAGACTTCAACCAGGAAGTCTCACATCACCGTGTCTAACGAGGAACTGTTTCGTCGTTACGATTTGGATGCATGTGAGGCGCTTGACCTGACCGACTTCTCTGAATCTGGTTACTCCTACTTTCACAACTCCCCTGGACTCTCCAAGGTCCTGAAACTGGACTACGGTCTGGAGTGTTGCGACAGGACGGGTGACCTACCAACCAGCTTCCTTTGGCGGCGGTGAGTTCCGAGCTCACCAACGGCCCCCTACGGGGCGCCGGGTCGACACACCACCGTGTGCCGCGGGTT